GCTGCCGTACCGCCAACAAGGACACCTTTTGGCTGACTGGAGCCTGTTCCAGTCAAAAACATATCATTTTCTATATCGGCTGCTGAACGTCCCCACATCTCGCCAAGGAAACTTTCCAGATTGGTTTTGTCATCAGCTAACAATTCGTCCGAAACTTTAGTTAGGTTGGTGAATTTGTAAACCTGTATAGCGTTGGAAGTGAAGGTAGGTTCGGACTGATTTGCTGCGCCCTCTTCGGCGGTCAAAGCAAATCCGCCACTTGCATTTTCTGATGGTACTTGCACGCTATCGACTGAAGTTTGGATAACCATCGCACCTGCTGAGCGTGCTATTGAAAGATCATCACGTTTGGCAATGATTGTCTCGTGCAAAGCCTGAGGGACTAAAACCCCTCCTTCCGTAGCCGAACCTTCTTGGAGCGCAGCTTTAAGGTTGCTTTTCGTGTATGTATTTGATTCCCCAGTTTTTGCCCAGTGCATAAAGGAATCGGTTCCATCATGATCCCCGCCCATCTTTGTGACTTTTTTCGTCTTTGGTGCTTCAGTCAGAATCCCACCACGTTCGGCAGTCTCTGATTCCCATGCGTTCTTGACAGCTTCCTGAGCCGCCATATTTAGTTCAGCCTTTATCGCATCCATATCAATTACTGGAGCTTCTGGCTGTGCTACTTCTGCGGTCTTTTCGACCACTTTTTCTGCATCAGACATTTTAATATCTCCTATAGTTCTTTTATTTGTAGATCGTTCAATTCGTGGCGCGCGTGTTGACTTAGCATTCTTTGATATATTATCCTCTAATGCTTTGTCCTCTAACGTGTCATCACTTATATTACTTTCCACATTCAACACTAGTCCAAGCCCCTTTAGATACTCCACGCCTAGCGTTCGTGGCTCGGCTGGAGTAGGGGTTAAACTCAATTCATAGATTGGCCAACGTTTAATATTACCTTCTAGACGTTCGACCAAATGCGCGACCGAGCCAGTGCTATAACCTAGCTTACCTTTTTTGACTAGCTCCAATACTTGTTCTGCATATTTTTTGCTGCGGTCTATTTGTGCCTCCATCCAGATGCCTGTATCTTTTACATTTATATTAATAACTTTACCTAATACGCTTTTGATCTCCTGCGCGTGATCATACAAAACGGCTGGCGCTGGCACTGTTTCAAGCATAAAATCCGTCTGGTCTGTGAACGTGTCTTGTTCTAGATCTTTACCACCGTAGACAACTGCCCAGCCTGCTACTGTAAAATGATCATCGTCAATAGATTTTAGGTGTACCGCTTTGTCCCCCTCTTCATTCTCGTCCTCTGTTGCGATGTTCAAAGCAACCATATAATCCTGCGCGTCTTGCTTTTGATCATAGCACTTCATTTTTTCAGCTTCATCGTCTTCCTCATAAGGTAGCTTCCACACACAAAACTGTGAGCTTCCTTCCTCGCTTTCCTCTGTTCTTATTTCGTATGGCATAGTTATCTCCCAGCCTTTTGCGCTTGTTTTGTTATTTGTCGTTCTGATAATTTGGCTATTTTCTTGGCTGCTTTGTGCATTTCCTCATAAGCTACATTCCAGCGATTTTGATGGATAGACGCTTGAAATTTTCCATGTGCGTCACCTGTTACCCACTTAGAATATGATTTCCCTTTTTGACGTGCGTTAGTAACTAGCTTGGCAGTACGTTTATAAGAGCCACCACCGCCTGCTCTTTTAGCTTTGACGATTTTCACGCTTCGACCAAATGTGCCAGTGCGTTTATACTTCTGATTAGATAAACGACTAGGATACTTTTTTACTTTGTTAGCTGCTTGTACCAAAGCATCATCAATCTGCTTGTTGACTATATTTGGTCCTGCCTGCGCTACAACTTTAAGGCTTTGTAATACTTTTTTAGTTGTTACTGTTAAAGTTATTTGAGTCATAACATTATACCAACGCTTCTAATTCGTGCATCAATGCTGATCTTGTTGCCGCTACCATATAGGGATTATACCTTGTACTATTGGTCAGGCAATCTGGGCAATGTTCGGCTGGGTTTAATGTCCATGTTGCGTGCCACATACCGTCAACGAATTTTATATCCCAAGTACATTTACAATTCACTCCACAAATTGTGCGACCATCGCCCGGATATTGTGGCAAGTTAGGCATACCTCTTGCTTCGACTTTGGCACGCTCAAAATCTTTTTTGGTATTCTCCATATATAATTCTGACCGTTGCGCAATGCGCTCCTCGCTCATGGCTGTCTCGACTGATTCCGCATCGGCTTTTATCTGTTGTTCAAACTCATGAAAATAATCGTATTGCTCTTGGATGCTTTTCTCCAATATGATATAGTCGCGCTTTTCCATGTTATGCACCCCGCCTTTTCCAGCTAGATATTCAGCAGTCATGGTTTGATTGATTTGCTTCCGCATAGCATTTGCCCAGCGTGTCCGTGTGAGTTTACCAGTCTGTAAATCCTCAGCTAATTGTCGTATCGCTGCTTTTTGTTTTTGTATAAATTCATCCCGCATATCAGTTAATGTATTACTACTAATAAATTTTCCAGTCCTGTCTCTGTAACGAGCTGCGCCAGCATTATAAAAATACCCAGTATCTGGTCTATCTTTATCCCATGACGCTGGTATCTTTTTAATCGTATCTGTTGGCACTTCCATTATTGCTTCGATCATATTTCCGCCACTGTGTCTTGTTCGTTAGTATCCTGTTTATCTATAACGGTTGACTCTAGCATTCCCCTTGCTACTGGTGGCATCGTATCATTCCATAAGTCTATTGCACCCTCTAGATCAATCGGTATATCCGCAGCAGCTGGTACTGGTTCGGGCTCGATAGTATTACCGCGAGGTATAACTGGAGTGCGCTTGACTTGTTGATGTAGGAATACGTTCTTGATCGCTTCGGGTGTGTACGCATTGTCCAAGTCTTGAAGTATTTCCTGTGTGATGTCATCAGGAATATAATGCGCTATGAATTGACGACTCTTATTTTTGCCAAGATTATTTAATTCAAAACGTTGCCACGTTGCCAGTTCGCTCTCGACCAAAGCATCATCGGGCGATTGTTCCACAAGATCTTGCTCCACTGATACTGGTCTATTTTCTAATGGATCATACCCTAACATTAACATGGCATCATCTAATGGCACTCCTGCTTGTACTAATTGCAACAAGCTGGCAGCGCGTAAACTTTCATCCTCTTGAAATACATCCAATTGCTCAGGTGCGAATTGTAACGAATACTCCGTCCCATGTAATACTTGATTGTTTATCGCCCGCTCCAGCATCGGCAATCTAGGTCTGATGGTCATGTGCCAAAAGCTATGCAAGTCTGTCTGACTGGTTGCATAATTCGCAGCGTCCGATTCTAATATTGAACGCGGCACTCCTAAGGCAGCCCCGATATCCAAGGCAACATGATCCGACAATTCTTTCATTGCCATAGTTTTCATGTCTGGCGTTAATGTGGTAACTTTGAGATCACCACGCAAAAATAAGGCGCGCCACGCATTACCCACGCCACTCATCCTACGCTTGAAAAATGTCTGGGCGCGCTCGACTTCAGCAGTAGCAGGATTGCCCGATGTTGTTATTAGTGTTTGTGGTTGTGCCCCATGTTCGAAAAATCCGCTGGCGAATTGTTGCATATAAAAACGTAACTGAGACGCGGACAAAGCTACCTCGGCAGGCGCTAATCCTGTCCCTGTGTCGGCAGTCATTGAAGGCTCCCGAAGTGCTACAATCTGATCCGCAGTCCAAGGACCATAAGTCTCTGAGCCTATGCGCTGCGTGAAAATATCTTCCCCGCGCTTGTGTTGCCATTTGACTGTGGTGGGGTTTAATATTTGTAACCCAGTGAATACGTTACCGACATAACTCTTTAACGCATATGCTGCACCAGTCAATAATAATCCTAATTCTAATTGATATATAATACTTTGGAGATCAGGTTCAAGCGGCCACTCCACTTCCTCTTGTCCGCGAAACACCACAAATGGAACACTCGATAAACTGCTGGCGCGCAATGACACAGCCCTATATAAAAGTGGCACCGATGACCATGCGCCTATTGCGGTGTCTGCGGATTTACCTGTAGCATCCCCAAAATTTTCTGCCCATGCAGGAAATCCTACAATAGCTTTAATAGAGTCTTTGTCCAAAATTGTTTTTGTTTTGAATTCAGTCATATTTTTCCCTCATGCGTACATCAATATAATCGGCTGGGCATCCTCTTTCGCACTCCATGCCAAAGCCAACGCCATGACCAGATCATCATGTATCCCAGAACCATCTGGCGCGCTATATCGTACTGCTCCGCTAGGCAGGCGCTTACTCTCAAAGGCTTGTAACTCCCCGATCAGTGTGGGATCTTGTGGAATGTGGATGTCTCCTCTTTCAAATGCTAAGGAAAGACCATCGATAATTTTCATCTTGGACGCGTTGGTGGTGACGAAGGGAGAAACAGGGAGCCCTTTATTTTGTAATGCTTCAACTATTGGTCCACCCATGCTATTGGTCTCGGCAATTATCTCCGTATCAATACCGTAACGCTGCCATAATGCCTCTAGCCGCATAACTTGTGTCTGGTAGTCAGTCTCCACCATGCGGTCAATCTCTACTACAATTCCCGATTGTAATTCTACCACAACAAAGGCGGTGGCATCATTCTGCCGACCCCAATCGCATCCGATAACATATTGATTACCTTCGGGTTTCATGTTTCCATTGACTGCTTGCATAACACGTCTAAACACCCCACCAGCATCGTCTAAAAATGCGGCTTGATACTCCTGTTGGAATATACGTTCTGGGAGATCTTTTTGTGCGGAGACTATTTCGGCATCTGGTATATAGGGATTATCGCTTGTTGGGTAGCTGAATGATCGCCAATTGTTTTCGTTTGATTGACCGCGCATATATAAATTATAGAACCAATTACGACCTTTAGGAGTGGATATGAATAGCGCGCGCCCATTGCGATCGGACAAAGCTGGACGCAATGCTTCCATCCATGTACGGTGAGCCATGAAAGAAGCTTCATCCAACACAACGAAATCCAAACCTTCACCGCGTAAACTATCGGGATCATCCGCGGATCTACACTGAACACTACCACCATTAGGAAATGTTATCAGTCGTTCACCATACTTCACTTCCGCCACCTTCATGTCTCCCGCTAAACGTGACAAAGGTCTCCAGCCTACTGCTCCCATCTTGTAGCTAGGGGATACCCACCAAGACCGTCCACCGCCAAATGCTACCTCTAACGCCTCATATACTCCGAGCCTAGTTTTGCCCCAACGCCTACCACTTGCGAGGACGCGAAACCTAGCGGTACAGTCGTGTACGATCTTTTGAGTTTTATGCGGTTGTGCTTGTAATTCTATGGACATGACGCGCCACGATTATTCTGGCGCTTCGTTTTTGCTATCGCTGTCCCAATTTACTACCAGCTTTATATCTGCACCATCTTTGCCGCTGACTTCGTGACGATCTTTTGGCATCCATCTTGTTGGGTGTCTACGTGCTAAAAAGTCACGCGATGCTTGCCAACTATCAGGCATATGGCTCTGCCATTGTGCTACTGCCCTGACTTCTGCCTGAGCTTCAGCCTGCCGTATAGCCTCACAAAAATCACGAAACTTACCCGACTTAGCTTTTTCACCTTTGATCATCCACTCCCTAAAGACCTTATAACTAACGCCACCGAACCTGCACGCGGCTTTATAATAATTGCCTGCTCCAATTGCTTGTACGATCTTTGTTTGTGTCTCTGGTGTTAATTTACTTTTTCTGCCTAGTGTCATAATTTATTTTATTGCCACCCATCCCGCAAAATTCATCCATCTCCAAAAGCAATCTATTTGCTTAAATCCCACACTTCTTAACATTTCCATATTCCAGTTTGCGGTAACAGGTACTAACACTCCTTCCAATGATAATCTTTTCCTATTTATCTGATCATCTGAATAACCATTATACCGCTTTAGATCGTAGTATATATCCACCATTATTTTATCTATTGGCGCGCTTGCTCCAATAACTTTTTCCACCAGCAATAAAGCGCCACCTGTTCTAGTATGATCATATATATTCTGCATAATCTGCAACCGATATTCTATTGGCGTAAATTGTAACGTTAATACACACGTAGTTAATGACGCGTTTACTGACGGATAATCTGTACGCAAATCCAACCGCTGTATATTTACGCTACCTTTATCAATCAAACGCGCAAAGCGTTCCCTACACGCTTGTAACATAGCATCCGACACTTCTACCCCTATAAAATTATTAGTATTGCCATACTGTTCAATCAATGATGCCATCGCCTCTCCGCGTGAACATCCCAAATCCACTATATCAGTATTAGGTACAATAAATTTACTGCCAATATTAACGCACGCTTCGCGCATGACTTCATACTGTGGTATTGATCGTGCCAACATATCATCAAACACGCTGGTTACTTCTGCATCAAACTGCCATGCCTCGGTAGGCTGCACGTTGTCGATTTGTTTGGTCGTTATATTCGACATAATATATTATCCCTAATAGTGCTGGAGATCTTGTGCATCATCAATGGTGGTACTGCCCTACAAATGCGTTCCCACTGTTGATTGTATGTGCCTGTTAGTTTGAAGTCATCGGGAAAGCTGGCGAGGCGTTTTAGTTCTGCGATTGATAATCGGCGTGGTTCTGTTGGATGATACATCGTGCCACCTTGCGTGATCGTATTGGTTGCATCGTTGTTATTGCATCTTATGTGGGAAAACCAGCTATTGGGTTTATTTTCTAATGCTTCCACCGCATGGCAAAATCGGGTTAACTTATATTGTGCCACATATTGCCAATATTTTAACGCGTTCGTATTGTCGTTTAACCACGCCTGTTTGTGCATATCTTTATTATCCACACCCTTAACTGCATCTTGAAAAGTGTAATAATAGGGCAATGGTTCAGGGTGTGTATTTGTTGTTTTGTTCAAGTCTTGCCTAACTCCTACAAATATTAACCGCTCGCGTTTTTGTGGTACGCCTAACCATTTAGCATTTAATAATTTTGCTGTAACATTATATCCTGCTTGTTTCAACCCTTCCAATATCTCCAAAAAATGCCCTTTGGCTGTGCCCATTACCAAGCCTTTAACATTCTCTGCCACAAATGTTTTTGGCTGTATCTCAGTCAATAATCTGATAAACTCCCAAAATAAATCGTCCGTACGTTGTTTGGTGCTGCTGTAGGAATTTACCTCACCCCATTTACTATCGCGCTTTCCCAATGTCGAAAATGAAGCGCATGGCGGTGAACCATCTAATATATCAAGATCGCCCACATTCATATTAACCGCTTGTAATATGTCTTTGCCTGTTACCGTGCGTATATCTCGCGTATCTAATATTGAGGTTATAAAATTCGCTTTATATGTGTCTTGAGCAGCTTCCACAAACTCATTAGCCCATAACACATTGAACCCTGCCAGTTTATAACCTAACGTAGAACCTCCAGCGCCACTAAATGTACTGATCACGTTAAAGCCGTTATGTTGTATTTGGTTGATTTCCTGCATTGTGGGGATTTTATATTGTGGCTTTTTCGTCATTCTTGCTCCACTTAAAACCACAGCGCGGGCACTGATGATCTACTGGTATATCCGCAGTATATTCGGGAAACTCAATGGGTGGTTCATCTAGTAATTTTGTAAGTTCCTCCCCTCGCCAATATTCGCTTAGATCAACCATGCCGCTTTTCGATAACTCCTGCAATACGTCATCATCCCATTCCAAGCCTACTTCACCTGTGCGATTGTCTGCAATCGCTAACCCTCTTCCTGCTTCACTGTTTATATCAAGATCAGTCCGCTTAACTACCACCAATTCCGTTCCGTCTGTTTCTACGGTCTTGATTTTCAAGTCAAGCTCGGCAGCTATTTCCAAGGTCTTGTTGCCAGCCAGCACGTTGTTATTTTTATCTATAAGCAGCGAACGACCAGCGCCATATTTTCTTAGGCTTTTTTCTAAAAGTCCCCGACCTCTTTGGGTGCCTTTGTTAGCGTTTTTGTTGTCTGGTACTAGATCGCTTAAATTCTTGGCTTTGTTGTTTGTGCCAGTTTTGTTTGTCATTGATCGCCTCCACTATCGCCCAAAAGAAAAGAACCCCTACCGCCTGACCAGTAGCAGGAGAGGTTCCTCAAGAAAATTTATTTTAACACAGAATAAACAGTAATGCACTTGATCGATGCAGTTTATATATTACGCTGTTATTGTTATTTCGCGCTGGCTTCTATAGCTGTTCCCACACTATAAGCAGCTCCAGCCGCCACGGCTGCTTGGATCGCCTGCCAGTCGGTGATCTGACTTTGCGAATAACTTGCCGCGATTGCTACCAGTGACGCAATGAGCGTCCAGAATTTTCTACTTTGGAGGATGGCTTTAATTTTCATTTGGTATTATCTCCTGAATGATGCAGCCGTTATATTTATTTTTTAGATTTGCGGAGTGCTGGTTGTTGTTGTGTTTGTACACTATACCGCAATATCTACAGTATAAATAACATTGTTAGTCCTTTATGTCAAGTTGAACAACACGAGCCCAACCCTGATAATTGACGTTCTCCTACCTCAACCACTTGTTTAAATTTGCCATAATCTGGGTGTGCTGTTCCGTTACCTGCTATTGTTATCCAATACTTGCTAGAAAATGTGGTCATTTCCCAACCTAACGGATATACTTGTTTGCATTGTGAACATTCTATGGTTACCCATAACTCAGATTCCTTTATCTTTCCGGGATTTTTGTTTGTTGTGTTCATTAGTTCTTAACTATAGACACATTAACCACATACGAACCCATCGGGCTGTACTTATCGCGCACGACTTCACCACCTTTAATATAAGGTATGTGCGGTGTCATAAGATCTAGGAAAAAAGTATTATCAGGCAATATACTAATCGCTCCCCCCCTATCCACACATTTGTAATCCCCATAGCCCTCAATTCTAAAAACAGTACCGACCTTCCATTCTTTTGGACATGCTGTACTTTTTTGTTCAGAATAATAACTCCAATGTTGCCATTGTTTTCCATCAAAAAGTAACGATGCACAAGTCACTCCATCCCAATTTACCCCAATACAATTAGGCGGACCCCACGCTGGCCAATAATGGGAAAGCCTTGCGCGAAGCTGGGGCGCGTTTGTTGCGGTCGATACCATTGTCGGCGCTAGTGTTGTACTTACAGCAGGTGGTAATAATGTTTTAGTTGGCAATTTGTTTCTAATTATTTTGCTGCCTTCTAAGATCACAATGGACTCGGTCTTGTCTAATGACATAACCTCCATTGGCTCTTGTACTGTTTCACTTGTTGCATTGACACGATCATTCCACTTCATTGCCGCAGTAACGCCTACAGCCGTTGGTAATATCACTATTGCAATATACTTAAAAACACTACTGAATAGTTTTTGCCTTGTTTTGTTTATTTGCATGATAAAGCCTCCTTGCTTTTTCCCTGTCTTGTGCTGTTGTTTTTGGCGCGTCTTATTGCCTCGGTGTTTGAGGTTAAGGTTACTGGTGTTTTTTTCTTAAATATTTGTCTTGTTTCCCCTTCACAATATGCGCCTGTTCTCCAGCGTAATTGTCTTTCCACTGTTCTAATCGCTTGCTTTAGTGCTGTTATTTCCTGTTTGTTTGCTGTCCGCATAATCTTGTGTTTCGGTAAAGTTGAATCCAACACTAGTATTATTCCATCGCTGTATTTTACAAACGCGTCCCCATGTGTAAATGGTTTTTGTAACCCGCTCGATTTTTTGACTATTTCGGTTTTTTTGAACATTGATCCTGAACCAAAAAACCCACTATAATTTACTTGTAAGCTCCCAATATATACGTATAGCCTCGTTATATGTACTCCGCCACTATGTGTAACTTTATATGGTCTTTTGTATAATTCGTTAGTTGCTTTTGTCATTGTTTTTGGTTAGGTGCTCCACTGTTGCAAATGCAACAGTGGAGCACAATCAATTTTAGAGTGGTTTATTTGGTACTGCATCACCCAAGACGCTTGTTATTTTGTTGACACCTCTGCCCCCTGAGCCAAGCTCCATTGCTCCATGTATAGATCCCTTGTCCCAAAATTCGGGGTGCAAGTTTTCTTTCATTTGAGCCAAAGTATAACCGATGGTTTCTGCATCGACTTTGTCATAGGTATCCTTTGTGTATATATACACCTGCGGTAATACTCTATTTATGGCGCTCATTGTGTGCGTGGTAAACATGCAGTATTTGCTAGATGGCGTAACTTGATCAGGCCAAGTGTTCTTGATCGCGTTCCAGTAGCTGGTCATTAACTTGGTTTGATCAGTATCGGAAAAAGATCTAAACAAAGTATCCGTATATAGTCGCCTACAAGTAGCCACAAACATTGTTTGCCTTATTAATTTACTTTTGCCTTCCTCGAGTGTTTGATTAGGTAAACGTATTTTATTGTGCCACATGGAGTCCGGATCCTTGTTCAGCGCGTTACACAACACAGTTGCCTTAATTTGCCAATCTTGCGCGTACATATGCGCTTTGTTTCTTGTTTTTGGATCTTGCCATGCTTCTGTCTGCAATTGCAAATTTAAGTCGTTTTGTAGTTTCCAAGACGTGGCGTTGGTGGTTAAAAATATCTCCCTTTGTTTTGCCTCTGTTATATTCTCAACGATCACCACGCTAACTGGAAAATCCTGAGCGTCTTCGTTTTTTTCTATTGCTGCCTTTAATCCTGCTGTTCTATGTTGTCCGTCTAAAACCCACAACTTGGTATTATTATAAAGTTTAAGCTCTCCTTGCCACGTTTGTTTGCCGTAACTGTAACGTAGGTGACCATTTTTGCGTGCTTCTTGTGCCACAAACTTTACTGCACTGAAAGAATTGGTGCATAGCGTGATGTTTTGTGGCAATAGTGCGTCACTATGTAACACAAAGTCGCGGATCTCATAAACCTTGGTTGGATTGACGTTGCGCTGATAACCCTTTTGGGTTTTGTTGTTTGCGTTCCAATGGTTCACTTCTGCATGTTGCACCAGAATTTGTGCTGGCAGGCAAGCATAATATAATACCTGACCTTTTTGCAATACTTTGGTGGCTGCTGTTGTGTATACTGCTCTTTTCATACTCATACTTTAAGCTCCTTGTGTTTTATTTTTATGCTTCTGATTCTTGTTGCAATCTTTGTGCCGCTAACATCTTTGTTCCATTTATATAAACCCTCCTTTTTGATAAACTTTTTTAAGTCTCATGTGCAATCCGTTCCTCGTGCCGTTTTTTTGCCCACCAGTCACGGCACATATCCATCACCCTAATACGATTACG